TCTGGCAGTTTATATTCATCTTCACGTAAAGGTTGTAATGGATCGCATACTACTACAACGGCCATCTTTTTATATGGTCTCACGCCTAAACTTCTTAGGTCATTAATAGGTGCTATACGCGCCTCAGGTGAAAGCTTCCCAAGGTCCTGGAGTGTTCCAAGACCGTTATTATCGTATTTTTTAAAGATCCGTTTTTTAAGAAATTTTGCGAATCTTAACTGGAAGCTCGTGTAGTAGGAGTGGTTGTCCCCGACAGGTGTAAGCCCTAAACCACCGAGTGGTATAGGCATAAAGAGAGAAAAGTTACCATTCACCGTAAGATCTTTGATCTTTTGTTTATTATAATGTATATAACGGTGTAATGTTCTCTCTTTATTATTGGAAGTCTGTATAACTTCCTCCACCTTATCTATGGATGGTGCATATCTAGCACCTTCTCTCATGGGAATCGAGTGGATACCTTTTGATCCCTCTAACAATAGACCACAATTAAGGTAGGGGACTTCCTGAAAACGGTGAAAGCCACGGGTCTTCGAATAAACCCATGCCACACTATTAATTGTAAGGAAATCCTTTGAAATATAATTCTTACCTACAGATAGTTGGAAACCTGCTATCTTGATCCATTTCTTCCAAACTTCATAGAATTGGTCATTTGCTCTGAACATGATATCATCTCCATTAACTAAACATGGAAGATCATGTATATCAAACTCACGACCAGTGTATTCTTCTAAAGCATTCCAATATGCGCACACATTGATAGCACATAATATCGGAAAAGAAAGAGGACAACCCATTAACTGACCATTTTTCTGAATAAAGGTCGAGATATTGGTTTTTCTACCCTCAAACTTTTCGGGATAAGATATCTCGTGCTCTCCAAGAACTTTCTTCCAAATAGTCTGTTCCATATGAGAGAGGAGTTGATCTCCACTATCCCACACGGAATTACAAAATTCCTGGAATGCCAATGAATTAACTTTAGTACTTAATCCATCGGTTGCTGCGGAGTAATCCCCACTGACCCACTTGTCAAAATTAAGATCAAGCTTTTCTTCTCTTTTCAGAAGATCTACGAGATGTTCTTCACGAACCGTCTCACCGGTCAATTTAAACTGAGGATATTCAAAAAGCTTACTCCACATTGCCTTTTGTGCACCCATGGAGGCCCAGTACGGGTATGATTCCCCTTTTGTGATCAATCTACATTTAAGGGGTTCAAGAATTGGTGCTACCTTTGCTTTTAAATTCTCTCTATCACGTACCTGAAAATAGGCCGCGCTGATGAAAGATTTGTAGGAAGGTAACTCAGGCATATCAAGCTGTACAACGTCACCGGGTTTAGACTCATACATACGGTATAATTCCTCCGTATCTTCAAGTCTAATAAAACTTTCATTAGTACCTGATTTGACATTAGGATCAAGAAACTCTTGATCTACCAGCTTTCTCCATGCCCAACCCGCTCGACCACCATCGCTTCGTGTTGATTCGATGGCTGCCCTGACAGGAGGATTAAAGATCTTCCGTCGAAGTTTGGGTCTTCCGTTGGAGTTCCATAATAATTTAAATTTCTTTCGGAGGGTTTTCCTTTCCTCCTTAGTGGGCTCAGGAAGGTCTTGTGTTAGACTTTCCTTATGCGATTCCATGGTCCCGATAACGAATTCGGGACCGACAGGAGCACATCCCCTCTTACATCCCTGTAAAATACCCCAGAAGACCTTAGCAGGCCTTGGTTTGCTGGATCTACTACACAGGAGATTCTTGAGATGGGAACGAGTCCTACCTTTCAATGGGAAATGTAACTTTGTATTCCCAAAGTACTTATCTATAAACTCTGGACACGGCGGGAGGTCATTTCTTAACCACTTCGCCATCGGCCAGGCCGTAAGGTATTTAATACCTTTCACCAATGATTTCGTATTTGGTGCACTGATAAGTAAACCGTAAAAATCATCAAGATCTGACCACTCTATACCTCTAAATATTTCGTCTGAATCTATTAGTACCTCTAGTAGTGATCGGATGAAGTATGTGATGTGCGATAATCTTATGATCTTTGCTTGAAGTCCACCTTTGGGACATTTTTCATTCACATAATTCAATAATTTATTCTTACCAACCGCGACACTAGTCTCCTTTGAAGTTCTTCTACGAAGCCCTAATTTTAGGGAATTGCGTAGAGTCTCTTCCACGAAGGA